AGGGAACGGCGCATTCACACAACAGCCAGCGAGGAAGCGATTGACGGGGCTGATTCAGGATGTAGAGATTCGCCGAATCAAGCCTCGAAAGATCAGCGAGGAAACCTGCTCGCATTTCGGTTATGGCTACGGTGAATACAAAGGGGAGCTAGTCCAAGTCGCGCCATACTACGACAAGGACGGTAACCTCGTCGCACAGAAGATTCGTTTCAAGGACAAGCGCTTCAAGCTGCTCGGCAGTCTGGACGACGCCGAGTTGTTCGGCGCTCGCGCATGGAACCGCACCGGACGTAAGGTGGTGGTCACTGAGGGAGAGATCGATGCTCTCACGATGTCACAGGTGCAGGGCAACAAATGGCCTGTGGTTTCCATTGCGTGCGGTGCTGGCGCACAGATCAAGAAGTACTTCGCGAAGCATCTCGATTACTTCCGGGGCTTCGAGGAAGTCATCATCATGTTCGACATGGACGAGCCCGGTCGCCAAGCAGCAGAGGCAGCGGCTCGTGTCATCGGCGCACGGTGCAAGATCGCCACGCTGCCGTTGAAGGATGCGAACGAGATGTTGCTCGCCGGTCGCGTGGAAGAGTTGACCAACTCGATGTGGCGAGCCGAGCCGTACAAGCCGGAGGGCATCGTCAGCCTCGAAGCACTGAAGGCGCAGGTCTTGGAGACACCTCAGATGGGGCTGTCCTATCCATTTCCGGCACTGACGAAGGCGACATACGGCATCCGGCCTCGGCAGTTGATTGCGCTAGGCGCTGGTACAGGGATCGGCAAGACCGATTTCTTCGCGCAGACGATAGCGCATCTGCTCACGGTGCATAAGGTGCCGGTGGGCGTCTTCAGCTTCGAGCAGGCTCCATCCGAGACTGCGATCCGCATCGCTGGCAAGTTCGTTGAGAAGCGCCTGCACATTCCCGATGGGGACTGGACAGACGAAGATCGTGAGACTGCCTTCGATACGATGGCTTCTACCGGCAAGCTGTTCTTCTACGACTCGTTCGGCAACACGGACTGGGAGTCCGTCAAAGAGAAGATCGAGTATCTCTGCTACTCCGAGGGAGTCAAGCACTTCTTCATCGACCACCTCACGGCCATTGCGGCGTGGGAGGACGACGAACGGAAGGCGCTGGAGATGCTCATGTCGGAGATGTCGGCGCTGGCTGTGAAGCTAGAGTCCACTATCTTCTTCATCTCCCACCTCGCCACGCCCGAGGGCAAGCCACACGAAGAGGGCGGGCGCGTCATGATCCGACACTTCAAGGGATCACGATCCATCGGGTTCTGGTCGCACTTCATGTTCGGCATGGAGCGTGCGCAGCAGGACGAGTCGGAGATTCGCCGACAGATCACCACGTTCCGCATCCTGAAGGATCGATTCACCGGCAACAGCACGGGCACGGTCATCTACCTAGGCTTCGATCAGAAGACTGGAATGCTTTATGAAATGGCTAATCCCGATCTCGAAGAGGACGAGGACGATGACGATTGAGATCAACATGAACAAGACCCGAGTGAAGAAGAAGTACAAGAAGTATCTCGGGCATCTGGCAGGCACAGGCAGGGACACTGGTCACCGAGAGATGGAGATCAGTGAGCAGCAGATGGCCGACAACTGGTGCGCTGTCTTCGGACATCGCCCCGGCTGCGGGCACAATCCAGAAGAGGCAGAGTGAAGAACCTCGCGTTCGACATCGAGACTGACGGCCTTATCCACGCGAAGGCAGCGGCGGGAGACAAGCCTGCTATCAAAGAGGCGACTACCGTTCACTCCCTCGTGCTCAGAGATATGGACTCAAAGACCATAATCTCTTGCGCCGATCAGGATGGCTTCACGCCGCTCGATGACGGGCTCGCGATCCTCGCAGACGCAGAGCGCATCTACGGGCACAACATCGTGTACTACGACATCCCAATACTCTGGAAGCTCCGCAAGTGGAAGCCAAAGGGGACTGTGCGAGACACGCTGTTGATTGCCCAGATGCGCTTCGCTCACCAGAAGGACTTAGACTGGCCGCTGTTCCGCCGTGGGCATCTTCCCGGTGCGCTGATCGGACTCCACACCATCGAGGCGTGGGGCTACCGGCTGGGCATCAAGAAGCATGGCGTGGACATCGAAGACTGGTCCGTGTGGACGCCGCTCATGCAGCAGCGTTGCGAGTCCGACACGCTGATCGTGAAGAAGCTCGTCCGTCACATCAATGAGGCCGGGGGAGTAACCCGGCGCTCAGTCGAGATCGAGCACGAGCTAGCCGAGTACCTGCGTCAGCAGGAAGCCAACGGCTGGCCGTTCGATGTCGAGAAGGCTAAGCAGCTAGAGCAGGCGCTCGTCACTGAGCGGGCTCAGGCTGAGCATGATCTTGTGGAAGAGTTTGGGACGTGGGAGAAGAAGGGAAAAATCTTCACGCCCAAGCGCGACAACAAGACGCTCGGCTACAAAGCTGGCGTGCCTGTCCAGAAGATGGTGACGGTCACGTTCAATCCCGGTTCGCGTATGCAGATCGCCGACCGGCTGAAGACGTTGTATGGCTGGGTGCCGGTGGACTTCACCGACAAGGGCCAGCCGGAAGTCAGTGAAGAGACGCTGAGCGGGCTGTCATATCCGCCAGTGAAGAAGATTCTGCGGTACCTGATGCTCGACAAGAGACTCGGGGCACTATCGGAGGGCAAGGAGGCGTGGCTCAAACATGCACGCGACGACATGCCATTGGGCGGAAAGCTCACAGGTATGTTTCACATCCACCACCGAGTAAAGCAGAATGGCACCATCACGCACCGGGCCGCCCATGCCAGTCCGAATCTTGGACAGGTCACGAACGTGGGCAGTCCGTTTGGAAAGGAGTGCAGAGAACTCTTTCTGGTCCCAGTCGCCGACGCCGCTGCTGAGTGGGTGGAACTCGGAGTTGATGTCAGTGGACTTGAGCTTAGATGCTTGGCACACTACATGGCACGATATGACGACGGGGCCTACGGTGAAGTCGTACTAGCGCCGAAGGGCTCGCCGAACGAGATTCACCTGTTCAACTCCAATGTCCTCGGCATCTCTCGTGACGATGCGAAGACGTTCATCTACGCCTACCTCTATGGGGCAGGCGACGGCAAGCTCGGGCTCATCATCGCGCCGGGCCGGTCGGTAGAGGATCAGGAGAAGATCGGCAAGAAGGCACGCCGGAAGTTCCAGCGGGCGATCCCTGCATTGGGGATGCTAGATGAGGCTGTCAAGCGGACAGCCGAACAAGGCTACCTGAAGCTGATCGATGGACGGAGAGTCTATATCCGTGCCGAACACGCAGCACTCAACTCGTTGCTCCAAGGGACCGGAGCCATCATCTGCAAGCGGTGGATTGTCGAGGCTCAGCGCAAGCTGGTCCCGGCGTTCGGCCCGCAGGGATGGAACGGCCAGTGGGCAGCGATGGGCTGGATACACGACGAGACACAGACCGCCGTGCGCAAGGCCATCAAGGAGCAAGCCGCTAGTATCTGGCTCGACTCGATCCGGATGCTACAGGACTACTTCAAGTTCAGACTTCCTCTCGATGGTGAGGCGAAGTTTGGAAGGAACTGGGCAGAGTGTCATTGACGCTGGAACAAGAAGCACTGTTGCGTGAAATGCGAGGGACGCCACCGACTCAGTTGGAGAAGGAGCTTGGCATTCCACGCACGACCATCAATTCATTCTACGCTCGTGAAGATCGCGAGTCCGTACTCATGGACTGTGGTCACTCGGCAACGTATCAAGGCACACGTCCTCCGGAGTGTTTCGGTGGTAGGGGATGCAAGTCTTGCTGGACGATCTACAACAGCAAGAGACCCGAAGCCGAGGCTCCTTTAAGCGGAGGAGTCTACTTCGACAATCCGGTGCGTCCGCTGGAAGTTCCCATTCCGCCAGTGGTGGAGCGGCCCGAAGGCAGGGTGCGCACAGCACTGCTGTATGGGGACACGCAGTTTCCGTTTCAGGACTACGCCGCACTGAGCATCGTGCAGCAGATCAGCCGAGACCTACAGCCGGACACTATCGTCCACATGGGCGATCTGGTGGACTGCTACACGATCTCGGACTACGACCGTGATCCGCACCGGCGCTTCAACCTGCAAGACGAGATCAACATGGCTCGGGCTCACCTCGCAGGGATGCGCCTCATCAATCCCAACGCGAAGTTCCATCTTCTCGAAGGGAACCACGAAGACCGCCTACGGAGGTTGCTGTGGAGACTGAGTGGGCCAGCTTCGGAGCTTCTCAATCTCGACATCATCAAACGGGATTTGACATGGCCGACCCTACTCGGCCTTCCCGAACTGGGTATCTCCTTCTACAAATACGACGGCCAACAGGCTCACGCTCACATCCTTCCGAAGTTCACCCTGATTCACGGGAACCTTGTAAGGAAGTTTGGTGGGTACTCGGCTCGTGGCGAGATGGAGAAGTACGGGACATCGGGCGCATCTGGGCACTGTCACCGACTCGGTATGACGGCACACGCCAAGTTGGACGGGTCATACATCTGGGCTGAGACAGGCTGCACATGCAAGCTCGATGCGGAGTACTCGCAGAACCCCGACTGGCAGCACGGCTGCGTAGTCGCAACCTTCGACACCGAGACCGGAGCACCGAGTCTTGAGCCAGTGTACATCTACAACGGCCTCGCCGTCTGGCGTGGCAACATCTACAAAGCGTAGTACGTGCGGTTGGTGCGGAGCAATCCACACCACGCCATTCGTGCTGTGCCCGAAGTGCAATGCACTTCCGATAGGAGGAAAAGGTAGTGCCTGATTACTTGAAAGATGGGAAGATATATTCTGAACCTTCCTATTTCATTCAGTGGCCGGACGGTGTAAACTGGGAAGATGCCAATTGCTATCCGACATTGGACATCGCAATCCTTGCTGCTCAGTACTGGGTCATGCGAGGAGCACCCACTACCTACAAGATCGACTTGACGGAGGCCGGATGAAGGAGGAGAAGCCCACTCTACTGATTGACGCCGACACGCTCGTGTACGCTGCTGCGTCCGCGAACGAGGAGCCGTACAAGTGGAGTGAGTGGCTGTGGACGCTGCATTCTGATCTTGGCGTGTGTGTCGCGCAGCTTGAAGACACCGTGCAGGAGATCATGGAGGGACTGCGGTCCACTAAGATCATCATGGCGCTCTCTGACGATGTGAAGTGGCGTCAGAAGGTCATGCCGGAGTACAAAGGGAACCGAGTGAATGTGCGCAAGCCGCTCACGCTCGGTCCCCTGCGCGAGTACGTGCGAGAGAAGTGGAACACGTACCAGCGCCCCGGGCTCGAAGGCGACGATGTGTTAGGCATCCTGTCTACGCATCCGACGCTCATCCCGGGGAAGAAGATTATCGTGTCCATCGATAAGGACATGAAGACGTTGCCCGGCTTCTTGTGCAACTACGCCAAGGACCGGATGTCTGCACCTGATCCGTGGATCGTTCGCAAGACCACGGCTGAACAGGCGCACCGCAATCACATGCTGCAAACGCTGACCGGCGACACCACCGATGGCTACAAAGGCTGTCCCGGCATTGGTCCGGTGAAGGCCGAGCAGCTTCTCGACGGATGTCCGGTAGAGAAGTGGTGGGAGATGATCGTCGCTGCGTACAAGGCGAAGGGCCTTGGAGAAGAGGTAGCGCTTCAGAACGCACAGGTCGCCCGCATCCTTCAGTACACCGACTACAACTTCAAGGCAAAGGAAGTCATTCCGTGGCAGCCGATCTAGGAGGGGATCATCATGGACCCGATGTCAGTGGACCGCCTGTTCCACCTACTTGCAGGGGTGGTCGATGTGATAACATCCATCGCTGCGGTGTTGCTGGTGGCTGTACTTACAAGTCGTCTGCGGAGGAGGCCCGTGAGTATATCGCACGGCGCAACGAACTGGAGCGGGCAGAAGAACCCTATGCTGCCGCGACGGCGCTCAGAGAAGTATATGGAGAGAGAGCGACCATCATCCCCGATGTTACCCGGCCCCTCGCAGCCGTCAGCGCCAGTCTACAACGTGGACCTGCGGGCGACCGAGGAACGGGTCCTATTGAGGTGGCTGCGCCGGTCGTGAGAGTATTCGCGACTGGGGCTAACCGAGATGTAGATAATGGGAAGCTGGACTACGAAGGCTTCCTGTCCCCAACTGTCATGCGCCGCTTCGCCGAGTACATGCACAAGAATCGTTTCATGCGAGACGGCTCGATGCGCGACTCGGACAACTGGCAGAAGGGCATTCCTCTCAAGGTGTACATGAAGTCGATGATGCGTCACTTCATGTCCTGCTGGCTCGATCATCGGCTCGGCGGGTACGCACAGGAAGAGGAACTGGTAGCGCTCATGTTCAACGTGATGGGCTACCTCCACGAGCGTCTCAAAGGAGTGGAAGAGTGAAGATCATCGGCATCGATCTCGATGAGGTGCTGGCACAACTCCACCGCCCTTGGAATGCGTGGATCAACCAGCGCTTCGGAGTCAGCCGGGATATCACCGCTGGCTTCACTGATTGGGACGAGCCGACCCGTCTCTTCGGTAAAGAGGTGTACGAGTTCCTGACTCCATCCGTCTATCACATGGACATTGTGAAGCCGGTGCCTTTCGCTCTAGCGGCGATGGACAGGATCAGGCATCACGGGTATGAAGTGAAGATCGTCTCATCGTGCCTCAACGACACGTACATGGCGAAAGTGAACTGGGCCTATCGACATGGCTTCATTCACAACTTCGAGGACTTCATCCCCATGACCGATAAGTCGAACGCTCCCGTGGACATGCTGGTGGACGATCACATCGTCAACTGCCAGAAGTTCGTAGGAGCCAACCCGGGGCGCGTGGCGGTCCTCATCAATCAGCCACACAACCGCAACGAGAAGTGGCCGTTCCTTCGTGCCGACCATCTCTCGGATGTAGCCGCACTTCTCGCGGCGATCTCACCCAAGGAGGAAGCTGTGAATCTGGAAACCAGCAACGCCACGGACTTCACCATTCGGGCAGCGAAGGCGCTGCTTCCGGTGGTACAGCAGATCGTCGCTCGTCAGGGCTCGATCAGCGTCAACGATCTGCGTCAGTCGCACATCTGGAGCGACGAGGATGTCGCGAACGCCTATGTGCAAGAGCGCGCTGCGGCCAGCGTCATGGCCTTCCGGCTCGCCGGTCTCGTCCGCACGAAGCTCACGGTCACGAACCGTGCGCCCGAAGCCAAGTACCGGAAGACCGCCGTCTGGGCGCTCCCCGCGAACAGCTAGTCTTTCGTAACTCGCTGGTGTAGCATGGGGGTAGGGCCTTCGGGCTCTACCCCTTTCACCATTTCTATGGACTTCTGTACAGGAGGCATTTCCTGCATGACCCAAGACACGCAAAAACCCTTGGCATCACAGGCTTTGATCGACTATCTCGATGGGATTTTTCCAGACGAGTGCCCCGAGTTGGGCGAGACCGATCAGAAAATCTGGTTCGATGCCGGTGCGGCGCAGGTAGTCCGCAAGCTCAAGGCCGATCTGAAGGCCGCCACTACTAAGGAAGAGGAGTAGATGTTCAACCCACTCTCGGCTGCTATCGGGATCAATCCCAACGATACCAGCATCTCTACAGTCGTGAAGCTGCCGAGCGTGGACGAACTGACCCGTCAGATCGACCAACTGACACAACAGCTTGGCGGCCTGACCAAAGGCCCGTTCGGTCAGCTACTCGTGGCTCAGTATCAGGGCAAGCTCAATCGTCTCAAACAGCAGCGCCGGGAAGCTCTCGGTGGCCCGCTGTCCCAGAACGGCATCCCTCCGGCTCCAGACGCTCCGGGCACGTTCGCGAACCAGATTGCGACTCCGGCTGTTGGTCTGGATGCCCTCACCATTCCACTGTAGGACACGATGACGGCACCTCAACCCGCACCTCCGGCGTATACCGCTGCGGGGCGCTATGCGGCGCTCGAACCGGAACGCGAAGGCCCTCTACGTCGCGCCCGAGAGGCGTCGTGTCTCACCCTTCCGTCTCTGATGCCCCCACTGGGCACGACGGATGTCACGCAGTTGCCCCAGCCCTTCCAGAGCGTGGGCGCTCGTGGCGTGAACAATCTGGCAGCTAAGCTGCTGTTGGTCCTATTTCCCCCCGGTGCAAACTTCTTCCGGCTCAACGTGGACGAGTTCGTTCTCGATGCGTTGAAGGCGAAGGCTGTAGCCGCTGGCGCGAGTGACGCGCAGGCCGAGATAGACACATCG